CAGGCATCAGTGAGTTTTCGCCTTAACTCGTTGAAATACTTCTCACCGTGTCCATACGCAAACCGCAAAGCATCTTCTATGTTTGAAGCTAGAAGTTCTTCAGGCGGGTGTCCTTTCCTTATCCAGTTAATTAACTCCTGGATGGTGTTGTCAGTCGAAATGGCAGCGTGCCATTTCCCAGGGTATCTTTCATCTTCCCTGAAATTACATTTGAGAAATGATATGTTTTCCAATGGAACAAACCCTCCAATGGAATATCCAAGTTTCTTAGAAGGAGGAACATACTGTATCCCGTACTTTTTCAACTCAGTGGCAAAAAATATAGGGTTAAACCATTCAACAACGTCCTTGTGAACCGAAATCCACACGTCATCTCCTAGCACTATACTTCTAACCAAATCGTAGAAAAGTTTTAATGAGGCGTACTCTGGCGCATGGCGGCGCGCTAGAGTTACCCAGGTCTTCTTAATTCGCATCCGATGTCCAATGGAATTAAATAATCCTGTGATGAGGGTACCTGAACCCATCCCACAGTTTAGCATATAGACTACTAGTCCACAGATGTGTATCCGCCAAAACAAACTGGACATTATAGTTTTACAGGTTCTGTAGTCTACGCTTTTGTCATGTGTGCATAACCATCTTGATGTTACTTCTATGCACATGTCAATTATTTCAGAATCAAACGTTCCATCCCACTTTTTAACGTTTCCGTCAAAGTGGAATTCCTGATCCATGATATTTACTAATCTCGTTACATCAGCTCCATGCATATCCATGCCGAAAGCCAAACCGATATCTAAATTAGCGTGCAAAGCTGCTGCCATGAACGCACCAAAATACATCTTATTGACTATAAGCCATGCTACGTTAGCAATGTTGAAAATCCTTGTGTTTCCTTCTGAAATTTTTTCTAATGGACGACGTTCATCTTTTAGCCAATCCATATAATAATTGTGATAGCAGAAATGCTCGGTTTCAGCAACCTCCAAAATCTTAGTAATTTCTGCCATCAATTCTTCCTTCGGGGTGTAAATAGAGGAGCCATCAGGCTGTAATTCCGCATGGAAAAGATATTTCCTACCGCATTCTCCTGCTTTACGCATCTTAAGGAAAGGAAAACCCGGAGAAGTGTCCATTCGTATTGGTTCTATCAATCCGGGAATCCCATTTATGGCTTCGTGTATTGTCAGAAGCCTTATCTCTCCGGGCCACGCCTTAAACTTCTGGCAAACTTCCCAGTATTGATCTTGAACGACTATCTTCCGAATATCTATGGGCCAACCTCCTTTAGCGTTGGAATACTTATTCAGAGCTTTTTGCAGGGGAGGTTCTCCTGAAGTATTCCTCGGATCACTTTTGAGTAATACGGCAGGCTCTGAAGTATGTTTAAAGACGTCGTCAAACAAAGGAGATGGTGTTATGTCAGATTTTAGCGGAGATACCAACGTCCGATCTCTTACTTCTCCCATCAAAACAAAATTTTTCCCTTGTGGAAATATCCCTTTTCCTGTGGACGATAGCTTAATATGTTCTAAGTAAGACTGTTGGGTGGGGGCATTGATGGAAAATGGAAAACCTGAATCTTCATGCCCCTTTATTATGATTTCTCGATAGATCAATTGAGAATAACCTATACTCATTTTTTCAACACCTCCTACATGTAACCCAATGATCTTGTGTTGTAATTTGGGGTTACACGAAATGAGCATACTACCACAAAATCCTGGCTGCGTGGGAACTTCGTACTCCCAAGTTTTCCATGTACCGGAGTATTCGCTCCCAATGAACGTACTCGCGGCACGACATTTAATTGTCGGTATATAAAAGGAAAACGGGGATTCCTTGTTCCTCCATCCAACCAAAATAGCAGGTAATCTGCTCGCCATAGCAACGTCCTGGGCACTGACAATGTGTTTTCGCAAATCTACGAAGGATGGTATTTGTGGACACGAAGACAAATTTATCAGCATCATATCACGTGGATACATTCTTCCATTGATCTCTATGTCAGGCCACCGAAAAACGTCCTTCCTCGCGTCTATCAACAAGTTGTACCACTGTCCAAACCTAGAAATTGAAATAGACAGTTCTGATCCTCTAACCAATGATAAAAGGTGGTAAGGAACCAAAATTGTTTTCCCCGCTATGCCAAAATAGCACATTTGAGCCGATCCC